CCGGGGTGTTGTGCCACGCCGCGCGACTGCGGCTGGTGACCGAGCACGACGAGACCGACCCGGCGGGACCGTGCAGATAACCCCGACCGCAACCCTGGAGACCAGAGAAATGAAGCGGATCACCCTGAAGGCGCCCCACACCCATGCGGGGCGCAAGTATCCGGCCGGCGCGAAGCTGAGCATGGAAGAGCACAAGGCCGAGTGGCTGATCGGCCTGGGCGTGGCCGAAGAGGCTGCCGAGCCTGCCGCCGAGGCCGTGCCGGCCGCGGCGCAACCGAAGACGGCGAAAGCCAAGGAGTAAGCGATGGACAAGAACACTCCCATCATCTGGGACGGCCAGGGGCCGGTGATGATCGGCCGCTACGATCCGGTGAACGGCCGCGCCGACCAGGGCTATCTGGTGGATCTGTACCGCGTGGGCTGCGGCACGTCGCAGCTGGCGACCTCGCTCGCAGTGGAAAAAGCCGCGATCAAGGAGACGTGCTCGGGCCAGCGGCTGACGCTGCGCGAGCGCACGACGAGCAAGAGCTTGTCGGTGTCGCTGTCGATGGTGCAGTTCTCGGGCCGGACCCTGGCCGCGGCGTTCTACGGGGATGCGGTGGCCGAGGCCGGCGGCACGGTGACGAACGAGCAGCTGCCGACGCTTGCGGTGGGCGATTACTTCACGCTGCGCCACCCGGACGTGTCGAACGTGGTGATCGAGGACAGCACGGCGGTGACCCCGCTGGTGTACGTGCTGGACACGCACTACACGATCGAGGACGCGAAGCACGCGCGCTGCCGCCTGATCGCCCATCCGGCCGCCCACGTTGAGCCGGTGAAGGTGGATTACAGCTACGCGGCGTACACGAATATCAGCGCGTTCAGCACCACCGGCGTGGAGCGCGGGCTGATTTTCAACGGGATCAACGATTCGGGCCAGCGCGCGCGGATCATCATCCCGCGCATCAACCTGGCGATGGACGGGGACTTCTCGTGGATCGCGGAGGAGGAGGCGTCGCTGCAGCTGGCGGGCGAGGCGCTGTTCGTGACCGAGCTGGAGTCGGATGCGGACTACGGCGGCTTCATGCGGATCAGCTTGATCTGATGATGCGACCCGTCCGGCGCTGGCGCCGGGCGGGACTTGAACCCTACCCCCACGGAGCGAGCATGGCGGGCGCGAATCACGAAGCCGGGATTACTGTAAAGGTCTCGACGGCTGGCGAAGAGAAGCTGTCGGGCCTGGCTCGCGAGATGGATGAGCTTGCCTCGGGGGCCGGCGAGGCGAAGCCGCAGCTCGATTCTCTGGCCAGTGCGCAGGCTCGCCTGGCGACGAGCGCCGACCAGGTTGCGAAACGCGCGGGCGAGCTGCGACCGGGACTGCAGGGCATAGGTAGCGCAAGCGACGCGGCCGCGGGGAAGGTGTCCGGGCTCGGCGGCATTGCCGGCGAGGTGGCGGGAAAGCTGAAAGGCCTGGCGGCTGCGTTCGGCGTGGTCGAAGTGCTGCAGACGGCGGCCAGCATGGAGGCGTTGCGCGCTGGCCTGGCTGCGGTGTCGGGCGATGCGGAAAAGGCCGCGGCCGATCTGGACTTCGTGAAAGCGGCGGCGAACCGCGCGGGCACGGATGTACAGGGCGCCGCGCAGGCGTTTCTGTCGCTTTCGGCGGCGACCAAGGGCACTGCCGTTGAAGGTGATGCGACGCGCCGGGTGTTCGAGGCGGTGTCTTCGTCCATGGCGGTCGCGGGGAAGAGCAGCGCGGAGACCCAGAACGCGCTGACGGCCTTGGCGCAGATGGCCGGCAAGGGCGTGGTGAGCATGGAGGAGCTGCGCGGGCAACTTGGCGAGGCGCTGCCCGGCGCCATGAACGCTGCAGCCAAGGGGCTGGGCGTGACCACGCAAGAGCTGATCGCGCTGACGGAGAGCGGACAGCTGACGGCGCAGCAGCTGTTCCCCGCGCTGGTTGCTGGGCTGGAGGATCTGTACGGCGCAGGCACGCAGGCGGGGCAGACGCTGGGGCAGGAGTTCGCGAACATCAAGAACGCGTTCGTGGACCTGGTCGACAACCTGCAGAACTCGGGGGGCTTCGACGGCCTGAAGCGGGGCGCGGAGGTGGCGCAGGCGGCCATCGTGCTGCTCGATGTGGCGATCGTGGGCATCGGCAAGACGATCGGCGCGCTTGCGGGCGCGGTGGCGACGCTGGACTTTTCCGGGCTGAAAGACGCTTTCGCGGATATCGAGGCCGAGGCGAGGAAGAAGCTGCTGGGCGCGGCGCAGCACAACGATACGCTGCGCGCGTCGATGGGGTTGAGCAAGGAAGAGGCCGCGCGACTGGCCACTGAGGCCGGGCTCGCGGGCGCAGCGGTGGCGGGGCTGGGCAGTGCGGCTGCGGCTGCGGCGCCGGGCATGCAGGGTCTGGCGGCCGCGGCAGGCGAGGCGGAGGTGAAGGCCGCCGCCGCGGCGCTTGCGCTGGGCAAGGGCATCCCCGAGGCGATGGCCAAGATCGAGGGCGGCGAGCTGCAGCAGCTGGCCGACGCGACCCTGCCGGCGTTGCGCGAGCAGATTGAGTGGAGCGCCGCGTCATTCGATGCGATGGCCAAGGCGAACACCGAGGCGAAGGCAAGGCTGGCAGAGACCGATGCGGCCTTCGTGTCGCTGGCTGCGAGCGGAGCCGCGACACAAGAGCAGTTGCGTGGCGCGCTAGATGCTGTGAGCGCCGCGACGGAGGAGGTTGCGGCGACCGCCGATGCGATGCGGGTGGTGCAGGAGTACACCCTTTCGAAGACGGCAGAGCTGAATACGGCTCTGGAGGCGCTGGGCACGCGCGCGGCACAGGTGCTGGGCGTCGATCTCGTCGAGTACAGCAGCAAGGTATCAGAGGAGTTCGCAAAGTCGAGCCAGGCGCTCGAGTTCCTGATCGCGAACTTCGGGCCGCTGAAAGATGCGGGCGTGAATGCCGGCGCGGCCGTGGCTGCTGCGATCGGGCAGATGACCGAGGCTGCGCGAAACCCGGCCGAGCTGCAGAAGCTTGGCGAGGTGGTGAAGCAGTTGGGCACTGAGGGGAAGCTTGCCGGTGATGCAGTAACGACAGCGCTCGAGCAGATCCGCAGGAAGGCGGATGACATCACGCCGGGGGTCAATAGCGTCGAAGAGGCTTTCCGCAAGCTGGGGGTGACGTCGCAGAAGGAGATGGACCGCGCGGCCGCGGATGCGAAGCAGGCTTTCGAGGTGATCCGGGACTCGGGCAAGGCGACGGCGGAGGAGCTCCAGGCCGCGTTCACCGCCTACGCGGAGCAGGCGGTGGCGGCCAATGGCGGCGTGGCGGACGCGACGGTGAAGGCGCAGGCGTCGGCGCTGGGTTTGGCGGTGGAGGTCGACAAGACCGGCAAGGTGATCGTGCAGTCGATGGCCGAGGCGGCGTTCGGCGTGAAGGGCGCCGACCAGGCGCTGAAGGATGCAGCCGGCAGTGCGGACAAGCTGGGCGAGGCGGCGAAGGATGCCGGCAAGTCGATGGTGGAGGCCGCGCGCGAGCAGAACGCGGCGGTGAAGTCGGTGACCGTGATGCTGGTGGATGCGACCACGGCGCAGAGCCGCTATGCGGACGAAGCGAAGCGGGTGGCGTCGGAGACGCTCGCGAGCTCGTTGGCGATGGCGCGCGGGATGCGCGACACGTCGGGCGCGATCGACGGGGCGCGCTCGGCGGCGGCGGCCTATGTTGCGGAGATGGAGCGCCTGGACGCGAAGCAGCAGGAGTTTGCAAGCAACGCGGCCGAGGGCGTGGAGCAGCTGCGCCTGCGATTGCTCGAGCTCAACGGCACGGAAGAGCAGATCGCGCGCGCGCGGCAGTCGCGTGACCAGGCCGAGGTGCTGCGCACGATCGAGCTGACGCGGCTGGATCTGCGCCGGGCCGAGCTGCGAAAGAACCAGGGCGAGGTGCAGCGCTTGCAGACAGAAATCAATTTGCTCCAGGAGCAACTGACGCTCATCGACCAGATCTACCGCGCCGAGGCGCGGCAGCGCACGAATGCGTCGTCGACGCCGCGCGGATCGACCTCGGGCAGCTCGTCGGGCGTGTCGGCGGGCGGCGCCGGGGTGCAGGCGGCCGCACCGTCCGCGGCTGCGGCGGGCGCCAGGCAGACCACGCTCAACATCAATCTGCCGGGGTCCGGCATTTTCTCGGGCGACCGCGCAAGCCTCGAGGCTTTTGCGCGCCAGCTCTGGCCGGTGATCACGGATCTGCAAAGGAAAGGGGCGCTGTAAATGTCGATCTCGGTGAACCGGATCCTCTCGAACAAGGACAACCGCGTGTCGGCCGCGACGCTGACGGCGAGCGCACAGCGCGCCAGCGACGACGTGCGCCTGGCGGCGCAGTCGCGCCAGGGCGGCGGCCGGCTGGTGGTGAGCGGGAGCTATACGGGCGCGGCGGATACGGTGGTGGATGTGGAGGTGGTGTCGGGCTCGGGTGGCGCGCTGACGCCGTCTGCGCCGGTGATCCGGGGCGTGGGCAACGGGGTGCTGTCGATCGATGCGCTGTCGCCTGCCGCGGTGCCGGAGGAGCTGACCTTCGCGCTGCTCGACGCGGGCACGGAGCCCGTGCCCGCGGCGCTGGAATTCTACGGGGCGGCGCTGGTGGCGCGGGCCACCGGCGCGGCGGGCAACGCGCTGTCGCTGTCGGTGACGCGCAATCTGACGCTGACGCCGATGCAGTACGCGACGATCGAGCCGATTGCGGCCGGAACGGACAGCCTGGAGGGGCCGCAGTGGGACTGGGGCCAGCCGGCGGCGACGGATGCGGGCATCCCGGATGCGGCGCTGCGGGTGCAGTTCGAGGGCTTTCCGGCGGTGCATCGGGCGTGGAAGACGTGGGAGGGCGGCCGGTTCGTGTATCGGCTGAATCCGGCGACGGCCTACGAGATTCCGGCGGATGTGCGGCTGCTGCAGGTCGCGGGCGACTACGCGCTGTCGCTGACGGATGGCGTGAGCACCGAGGCGTATGCGGCGGTGACGATCTACGACTTCCTGGCCCAGGTGGAGGCGCGCAGTGCGCTGGCGCGGGTGCGCGGCCTGGTGGCGCGCGATACGGCGCCGGGCGGCATGGCGGTGACGGATATCCCGCTGCGCACCGATGCGCATGCGCTGCCGGCGACCGGCGGCGTGGTGGAGGTGGTGGAGGTGGCGCCCGCCGCGCCCACGGAAAACCTGGTGCTGACCTACGCGGGGCAGAGCGTGGCGCCGCTGTGGACGGTCCGCGGCGGCGTGTCGGGCGAGCTGCCGGCGGCCGTGGCCGGCGAGCTGTACACCTCAGGGCCGGTGCGGTTTCGGATACCGCTGCCCGCGAGAAACGCGGACGGCGCGCGCATCAGCGCGCTGGTGCAGCTGGCCTCGCGCGAGGCGGACGAGGGGCTGCCGGCGCTGTGCTTCAAACCGCTGTCGCTGGGCGCGGCCGCGACCGATAAGAGCATCACGTTCACGTACCGCAAGCGCCCGCCGGCCGATTGCGTGTGCGCAGACTTGCCGGCGCTCAATCTCTCGGGCGCATGCCTGGGGCTGGATGTGGGAGGTACGGGTATGGCACTCGATGCGGCGTATCAGACGCGGCTGGTGCAGTTGTATGCGTGGCGTGCTGGGTTCGTCGAGACCAATACAGGGATCAAGCAGAGCACGAGCGAGGCCGATCGCGTGTTCTCGGATCGGACGGATATCGAGATCGCAGATCAGACTGTGCGCGCGCTGGCGAGCTGTCTGTCGGAGATCTACGAGGACGCGGGTGCTCTGGCTCAGTGGGATGCGTACTGGGCTGGTCTGCAGACCGATCTGGACCCCTACGAACTGCTGGGCGGGGCGCCGATCAGCGCCCCGCAGTACCTGCCCGGGCTGTCGATCCGGACGATCCAGCCGTCCTCGTCTGAGTCGTCGATCTCGCTGCGCTATATCCGCTCGTCGACGAAAACGGGGCGGCTGTATCGGATCCTGGGGGTGCCGTACGCCTATGACTCCAGCTCGCCGCCGGAGTCGCTGGGGGCAACCGAGCCGAACTGGGTGGGATCCGGCCCGTGGGTGGACAGCACGACGCCATCGATCTCGTACGAGGCGCAGCCGTACTACTGGAAGGCATCGCAGGCGGTGGCGCTCGGCGACAAGATCGATCCCGGTACGGGCTATTTCTATGTGGTCAAGACGGCCGGCACGACGGGCACGACGGAGCCGACATGGCCGACGGAGGCCGGCGACATCACGGACGGCACGGCAGTCTGGGAGCTGGCCGAAGGGCGCACGAGGATCTATGCATGGACCGGCGACGATTCGTGGCCGCGGCTCGTCGGCTCGATGATGGACCACGTCCGGGCGATGGCGGGCATCGTCCCAAAATCTGACGCCAGCAGCGCAGGTGCGAGCGGGGGCAGCTGCTGGCGCGACTTTCCGGAGTCCGATCACTGGTGGGTGGACGAGTCCGGCGAGTATCTCCCCGCATTCACGAATCAGCCGTATGTGTCGGCGGTGCTCGGGTGCGACGGCACGCCGGCATCGAGCCGGGAGTTCGGGTTCGGCATCGTCACAGCGTGCGAGCACCGGCTGAAGGACGGCGACAAGGTCACGGTCACGATCCGGGGTACCGGAATGGCCGGGTACAAGCAGGGCGACAAGATCGTGATCCCGGTGGTAGCCGCGAGCAGCGCGCCGTTCTCCGGCGGCGCAGCGGGCGACCCGACGCAGACGTGGACGGTACGCGGCACGGTGTCGGGCTCCCTGCCCGACTGGTTGTTCGATCCGTCGGCGCCGGCGCAGTACGTGGCCGGGCCGGTGACGGCCTCGCTCGCGCCGGGTGGCATCCCGTTCGAGGTCGGCGACGCGATCGACGTGTCGATCGAGGGCGGGTCGCTGCGCTGGCGGCGTGACGGCGGGGCCTGGACGGTGGGCGATCTGTTCGGGGCGACGCACGCCCTGGGCGATGGGCTGAGCCTGGTGGCGACCCCGGGCGCGGCGCCCAGTTTCGTCGCCGGCGACTCGGCGAGCTACCAGGCGGTGGCGACCTACGGGACGAGCAGGATGCGCCAGCCGCGCATCGGCCAGGGCTTTGCGTGGTCCGGCGCTGCGGTGACGATCGACGTGGATCTGCTGGCGGTGCACGACGTGGAGGCGGTGCTGCTAGGGCTGCACACGCTGCCGGCCGGCTGCGCGGTGACGATCTCGGGCGGCGTGGCAGCGGTCGGCGAATGGACGGCGACGCCGGCGTGGCATGCATCGGCGGTGCTGGCGGTGCTGCCGGCCGGTACCGCGGCGCGCTATCTGCGGGTCGTGGTAACGGGTGCCGGCGCGGGCGGGTCGATCGGCTGGCTGTGGGCCGGCGTGGGCTGGCAGCCAAGCGTGGGGGCGTCGGATCTGACGATGCGCAGGCAGTATGGCCTGGCGCGCGGCCAGGGCATCAACCCGGCGGCGCTGTACCGCGGCCGCGGCACGGGCGGGGCGTGGCGCTGGGAGCTCGACCAGGGCGGTGCGCTGATCGGGGCCAACGTCGACGCGCTGTTGGGGATCGTGGATCACTCCGCAGAGCAGGGCATGGAGCCGGTGTGCATCGTGCCCGACGTGCGCGTGCCGGCGCGCGCGGCGATCGCGGTGATCGATGCGGACGAGATCGTGCTGACCGAGCACATGGGCTGGCAGGCCGAGGGGGTGGCCGAGCCCATGGTGTCGGTGGAGCTCCCGTTCAGGGCGGTGCTGGCATGAGCATGACGCTGCGCGTGGAGACCGTGCCGCCGGTGGTGTTCGCGGTGCTGGATGCGGGGCCGCAGCGGGCGGCGATCAACGGCGAGGTGCCGAGCGTGAGCGTGGTGCTGGATAACGCGCGCGGCGAGGCGGCCNNCGCGCGGTGCTGCTGATCGATGACGTGGCCGTGTTCACCGGGTCGGTTCAGGCGGTGACGCTGGCCGACGTGGCAACGCTTTCGCTGGAGGGTTGAGTCGTGATGAGACTGCTGTCCGATCCCCTGCCGCTGCGTGTGGCGGCAGATCTGCCGCGGTACCGCACCGAGGCGGCCGCACGCGTGCTGCCGTGGGTGTATGGGCGCGTCACGCTGTCGCCGGTGCCGCTCGACGACGCGGGGCTGGAGTGGCTCGTCGCCGATCACCCGGTGGTCGCCGTGGAGGCGGTGCGCAGTGCGGGCAAGGCGATCGAGGGCTGGCAGCTGGTGCAGCGGCTCGACGAAACCGGCCGCGCGATCGCGACCGTGCGCCTGACGCGGGCGCCCGAGGCCGAGCTGGCGGTGCAGGTGGTGGGCCGGCGCGACGACACGAGCGGCGCGCTGCTCGAGCACCCGGCGGCGATCGCGGCGGATCTGCTGCGGCGCTGC